CACAACACTAATCCACAGCAAACGCTTATCGCTAAACTGATGGCTATTTAACAAAAGGTGATAGCATAACACCTATAAATAAGAAATAAATCAAATAAAAGAATAGAATCCTTCTGTCATTTCTGAGTCAATTGGAAAGGGCATGTCAACCCAGGAAGAGCCATTTCGGAAACGAACCTTCCCATTGGCATCACAATGGAACTTGTAATGATACCAAGTACTAGGAACATTCTCAGGCACCTCCAAAAGCTGCATAAGAGTCCCAAGCTTGATTTGCAATTGTACGAAACCAGTAACATCTATGATGAGATCATCATCCTTATCAATGGCTTTCACAGCTCGTGGAATTTCAGTCAATTCCGCACGACACTTGAAATACATCTTCTTGTGCAACCAAGTTTCATCTTCAATCAGCAGATCAACACTAAGGTCTCCATCGTCATCAATCTCAACGTTGACCCAACCAGAGCTGGGGTTGTCTGCATCCCCCTCAACACAAACAAAAACGCGTTGACCAGCAAAGGAATGTTCAGGTAATGCAGTCGGCAAGATTTCAAAACCAAAAGGAGATATTTTTGGGGTTTTCTTGGATTTAGGTGGATCTGCCACAGGCAAGACCTCCACAGAATCATCATCGACAAATTTTGCTAGTGACAAACCAAAACGAGACAAAAAGAAACTCGGAGCCATGGTTTCACCTAATAACGCCCGTGAAGCGTATACTTGCCCTTGAATGTTAACATGAAGCGATCAGAATTGGCAGGCTTGTCGACAACATCCGTCTCCGTGAAAGCATAAAAGAACACCGGACGAGAATTGTCGTTGTCTGGTCCCTTCAACAAATCTTTCATGGTGTCATCAAACTCACACGGTATCTGTACTTTAACAGTGCCTGGATCCCCAGTGCCACCATAAGTAACATCAATTGCCCCATGGAGTGCCACCATTTCTTCCGCTGTTGTTGGTGTCACCACACCAGCTGCAGCCCAACCACCGTAAAAAGTGCACATACGCCCATAGATGCCAGGACGAGGTGCAAGGCGTACGGACAGCTCCTTCCATACGCCAATTGGATGATGTTTGAGCAACTCTCTTGCGCCAGTATTGGTCCAAGGCTCGTAACGCATCACCGAGCCGAAAGTGGTGGTCAAAGTTGTGGCAGTCTTCACTTGCACCGCCCCAGCGAACTTATAGTCTTGATCTGAACCATATTCTGCGATCAAACGGCTTGCGGTAACTGAAGGCATGATCACGCAATTGTCGTTGCGTCAAATTGCTTTATTAACTTGTCAAGCCTTGCACGTTCCGACAACAACTTCCCAATCTCTAGATTGATGTGGGAGCGATTTCCCGGGGGAGCTGCTGTTAAACGAATTTGTTTCTGCTTTAATTCGCGAGCGAGTTCCAATCTGCGTGCTCGGAAGCCGTCTTCCTCTGAAGAAGCTTGAGTAATTGCACTAGTTGTTGGTGTGTCCACACCAGCAACTGACTCAAGATTCTCGAGGGTGTCCGCACACTCTTCTAACACTGCAAATTGTTTGGAAGAAAGGAAATGACCTTCAGTATGGCCAATTGAGATAACGGTAGAATTGCACTGCTCCAAGATATTTCTGATGGTGTGGGCAATGCTCTCATCCGACATCTCAGTTGTACTGTAATTGTAGTTAAGCAGACCACTCGCAATGGAGTTTGCGTGTTGGGTACCAATCCAACATAAAAGTGGGGTGTTTGCTCCTTAAGCCTATCGCTATCAAAAGCCGAAAATAGACCGACATGCGCATCCGTCCTCTCGGGCCGAACAACTTTCCAGAAATGAAGTTTGGAAAGATTGTCGCCTCGCCTCACTGATTTCTCAGCTTCGCGATGCCAGTGGGAATTACTTCCGATTGGCCGACCATGTCTCGCCGCATGGCGACTAACCTATAGAAAAGCATGAGTGACCTTATCGGTTGGTTTTTGGACTAATGCAG